TTTAAATTATTTATTTGCAAAGATCAAACAAATAATATATTGATTCGACCAAGGAGGTTCTTATGGACTTAGAAGCAGAATCTATTGTAAAGATAGATATGGCGATGTCATCTGACATTACCGAATCTTGCAAAAAGTTATTGGAAACTCAGAAAAAAATAGAAACGACTGAAGAAGAACTAAAGAAGTTAAAAGAGGTTGAGACTAATCTTTCTGAGCAAACAATTCCAAACTTAATGCAACAAGCAGGTGTAGAGTTAATTAAACTTGAAGGTGGTATATCCGTTGAGGTTAAACCATACTACTCTGCTAAAATACCAGCATCTAGAAGTGAAGAAGCTTTTGATTGGCTTCGTGAAAACGGTCATGGAGATTTGATTAAAAACCAAGTGTCTATGGAGTTTAAAATGAAACAAGATAATGAAGCTAAAGCACTTGTAGAAGAGTTGAAGAGCAAAGGTCTACCAGTTCAACAGAAAACATTTGTACACCCAAGTAGTTTAAAGTCTTTTGTAAAAGAACAAATAAAAGATTTGGGTAAGGATGTTCCTGCTGATTTGTTTGGAACCTACGTTGGAAATAAAACTAAAATAACCACGAAGGAGTAATCATGATAGAAAAGCAACAAGAAAAAGCGATAGTAAAGAAAAAAGAAAACCTACCAGCTCAATTTGATTTAGAGGGTATGGCAGGTCAAGGTCAAGAGTTTACAACAGCTCGAGATCAAAAACTTCCAATGTTAAAAATACTTTATGCTAACTCTCCTGTGTTAGATGAGACAGATGGCAAATTTGTTGAGTCTGCTAGACAGGGTGACATATGGAGTGAAACATCTGGTACAGTGTGGAAAGGTAAAGAAGGACTGATAGTAGCACCATGTCTTTACATAAACACATTTAATGAATGGAAGGATAAAGGTGAAGGTTTAGGAAGACCCGTAAACATACACACTGATCCTGCAATCATGTCTGAGACTACAAGGTCTGCAGATAACAAAGATAGATTGCCTAATGGTAATTATATCGAGGATACAGGAAATCATTTTGTTTACATATTGGATAAAGATATGAATCCAATTGAACAAGCCTTGATACCTTTGAAGTCAACTCAAAAGAAGAAATCCAAAACTTGGAATTCTATGATTCAGTCTAGAAGAGCGCAGGGTAAGAATGGTATGTACAATCCACCATCTTGGTCTACTACTTATAAACTGAGTACAACTAAAGAATCTAATTCTAAGAACTCATGGTATGGATGGGTAATAGAATTTAATTCATTCTTAAATCCTACTGAGCATCTAAAAGTATTAGAAGCTACTCAAGGGTTTTATAAGAGTGCAATGAAGAGCGATATCTTTGGTAAGGTAGACTTCTCACAAGAGAATCAATCTCAAGGCAATCAGGTTAAGGAAGCAACTCCATTTTAATTAACCATGGAGCAAAAACTCTTAAAAATATTTGAGGGTAATTCTGAACTGTTCATTACTACTTCTCTTACGGGGGAAGTAGATGAACGGGGCAAGAAGCAGGTTAAAGTACTCACGGTCCACGAACCTGTTACCCTTGAACTATGGAAGAAACATTTAAAAGGAGAGACACGGATTGGGATTAAACCTGAGAACGGTGACGTGTGTAAATGGGGATGTATTGATATTGATCCTCGTAACTACACTACATTTTCCGAAAAGAAAATTGTAGATATTATTAGAGAGAACCAACTACCATTAATAGCAGTAAGATCTAAATCTGGTGGCCTACATTTATTTTTATTTTTAAATGATTGGTACCCTGTAAAAGAAGTTCTTAAAGTTCTTAATGATTGGAATAAAACTTTCTTCTATTCTGAAGAAGTATTTCCAATGAATAAATGTTTGAACATGCCTTACTTTAATATGGATCAAACTACTGAGTTTGCTTACAATGATAACAACACTCCAGTACTGATAAATAATTTTTTAGAAATGATAACTAAAAAGACTGTAACTTTAGAGCAGTTAAATAATATTAAAATAAAAGAGTATGAGCCAGAGAGTGATTGGAAACATTACCCTCCTTGTGTTCAGAAAATGATTTCAGAAAAATGGGAAGGTAATCACCGTAACGAACTATTATTTAATGTTGGTGTTCTTGAGATGAAGAAAGCCGATGGCAGCTTAAATGCAAATGAGATGCAAAACATTTTACAGAAAAGGAACTATGAAATATTTACAACACCATTAGATCCTAAAGAAGTAGAGACACTTGCAAAGTCTATATCTAAAAAAGATTATGCTTATAAGTGTCCACCTAAAACAAATGCAATTGCACCACTATGTAATAAAGATCTATGTAAGTTAAGAAAGCTTGGTATTGGTTCACAAGTACCAGATATGATTGATGACTTTGAAGATGTAGAGTTTATTAGATCCACTAAATCAATTGAATATACATTTAAGTTTCAAGATGAAAAAATAATAATTAACCCAGAAGATATGAAGGATGAGAAATCTTTTAGAGTTAAACTATTACGTTATGGTATCTATTGGATGACATTACCTAAGCCTAAGTCGGGACCATCTCCATTTGAAATGCTTATGGCTACCTTAGTTAGGAAAGCAGTAGAGAATGCAAGTATGAAATTTAAGGATACTCTTGATGAAGAGAAATATAACTTTCTTAAAAAATTCTTTGAGTCTCATATTGAAGAAGATGACTTTGAGAAATTAAAAGATAATTATGTTATACTAGATTCTTCAACTAATATTTGTTATTTCAAAAAGATTACTTTTGAAAAATTTTTAGGTAGTGATAAAACATTTAAGAGTGCTAGTGAAGCATTGAATCTTTTAAATTGTGACAGGCATGATTACCATGAAGGTGTTAAGAATGTATGGTCAGTGATGATGCCTAAGTTTGTTGATTACAAAGTAGCAGAGAAAAAAGAAACAACTAAAACTGTATCGGAGATGGATGACGAATTCCACACAGGAAAGTTTAGAACTTAAAATATTAAAAGATCTTTACCATAAAACAGTAAAGATCTTTGGTCCTCCAGGTACAGGTAAAACATACACACTTATTGAGAAGGTTCTTAAAAGTTATTTAAGAAAAGGTGTTAGACCAAATGATATTGCTTATCTATCTTTTACTAACAAAGCTGTGAACACTGCAGTAAGAAGAGCCATGGAGTCTTTTCCAAATTATTCTACTGAGGACTTTTCAAGATTTAAAACACTACATACTTATTGTCGTAGATACTTTCCAGAAGAAGTATTTGATCCTAAAGATTGTACAATTGATTTTGCATTACAGACTAAGGTTATTAAATCATCAGACAAAAGATTAGCAGATGATAACTTCATGTATAAGGATTGGTCTTTGGGTGTATATAGTAAAGCAAGAAACCTTTTAATATCTCCAGAAGAAGCTTACAAAATGGAAAGCTATAAAAGAGATTCGCTTACAGTATTTAAAAGAAAGATAGATACTTACGAACATTATAAAACAGGTGGAGGAGAGAGATCCTTTATAGACTTTGATGATATGATTCAAAGAGCAATAACAGAAGTAGATTTCCCACCACTTAAAGTTTTAATATTAGATGAGGCACAAGATTGTACACCGTTACAATGGTCAGTGTTATATAAGATGGCACCCAAAGTAGATAGAATATATTTAGCAGGAGATGATGACCAGGCTATATACAAATGGAATGGAGCAGATCCAAAATATTTTACAAAGTTTTTCCCAGGTCGAAAAGTAAAATTAAGAAAGACTCAAAGATTTGGAGAAGCTATCCATAAGTTTTCTCAAGTGATTAGAAGAGGGATAAGAGATAGTGAAGAGAAAGAATACCAACATGGAGACGCACAAGGTTCTGTTAAAAGTTATTTATCATTTAAAGAAATACCTTTTGAAGCATTAAAAGAAGATTGGTATATTCTAGGTCGTATTAATGAAACTGTAAATGAACTTAGAATGTTAGCTAAGGATGCAGGTTTATATTACAAAGATAACAAAGGTACTAAATGTTTTGATCAGAAACAATGGGAAGCTATCAAAGCTTGGACAACTCTAAGTAATAATAAGAAGATAGATAAAAGAGCAGCACGTAATATGGTTAAGTATATAAGAGAACTTGAAGACCCTGCATTTAGGTTAGATAAGTTCTGGAGGAATGAACCAGATTTAAGAGAGTATGATTTTCAAACATTAAAAGAATGGTGTGGTCTAGCATTAGAAGACACACAAAAAAATAAACCTTGGTATTGGATACTGAGAAGAAATTTTAAACCAAGACAAGTAAGACACTTTATTAGATTGTTAAGAAGATATGGACAGAAAGAATTAGATAAGGACCCACTAATTACAATAGATACAATACACAGTGTTAAAGGTGGTGAAGCAAATCATGTAGTCTTATATAGTAAAGGTAATTACCCATCTGATTATGCAAATAAAAACAAACAAGAAAAAAGTGATGAACGTAAGGTTTGGTATACCGGTGCAACAAGAGCAAGAAAAACTTTACATTTATTAAGAACAGACTATAAGTTTAATTACCCAATTGGGTCAGACTATTTAATTTATGTCCAGGAGAAAAATGACAAATAAAGAAATGTTCGATGAAGCAAAAGAAGCTGACGAAAAACAAATTGGAGGATCCCACTATCAATCATTTATTATTCAACCGTGGACTTTTATAAGAAAGAATGGTCTTAATCCATTTCAAGCAAATGTAATTAAATATGTATGTAGATACTTATTTAAGGGTAAAACAATTGAAGATATAAATAAGATTATTCATTACTGTGAGTTAGAGAAACAACATTTAAAAGATGAAAAAAAAAATAAATTGTAATAAGTGTGATAAAGATGCAGTTTTTATTGAAAATAAAATTTACTTTTGTGGTTCTTGTGCTGTTGAGCAGTTTATTGATGGGGTGCATAAAAGACTACGATCTAAACCCAACAACAACAGTAATCAGAATGCTGTTGAAAGGAAACAACAATGAGTAATGGATTACAATTAACACTTACTTTTAAAAAATCGATGTGGAATACACCAAGTGAGTTTAAGGATCTATCGGCTGCAACTGAAATTGCAATTGACTTAGAGACTAGGGACGATGGTATTAATGAAAAGCTTGGAGCTGGTTGGGCTATAGGTAAAGGAGAGATTGTAGGTTTTGCAGTAGCCGTTGATGGTTGGCAAGGATACTTTCCATTTGGACATTTAGGGGGTGGTAACTTAATACCTGAACAAGTAAAAAAATATATGAAGGATGTGTGTGCACTTCCTTGTGCTAAAATATTTCATAATGCTCAGTATGATGTCGGTTGGTTAGAAGCATCAGGGATCACGGTCAACGGACCAATAGTAGATACAATGATTGCTGCAGCATTAATAGATGAGAATAGATTTAGTTATTCATTAAATGCATTGTCAGTAGATTATCTTGGAGAAATAAAAGCAGAAACAGAATTAAGAGAAGCTGCCGCAGCACATGGTATAGATCCTAAAGCAGAGATGTGGAAGTTACCTGCAGAACATGTTGGTTACTATGCAGAGCAAGATGCAGTGCTAACACTAAAGTTATGGCAAAGATTTAAACAAGAGATAAGAACACAGAGTTTAGAAACGGTGTGGGAGTTAGAACAACAACTAATCCCGGTGTTGATAAAAATGCGTCAACGAGGTGTGAGAGTCCAAGTGGAAGTAGCTGAAAAATTAAAAACAGAAATG